GACCACTGCGTCCAGCGGGAATGTGCCAACACAGGCGGTAGCAGGCGGATCAACGGCATCCGCGCCATAGCAGAAGTTGGTGCCATCTACCGAAGGCAGCAGGTACAATGCGACGAAGGCCCCTGCATCACGGCCCGCTCCCTGTGTGGCGACGTACAGCTCCCAGTCGGAGTACATGTCCCCAGCGGAGGTATTGTCTATCTCCGCGCTTAATTTATTCGCCCCGTCCCCCAAGGCATTGAGCTCTGTGGACAAAAGAGTTGTAGCCGCCGGATAATCAGACCAAGTTATGGCATTAGCCATCATTCACCTCCAAACATGGCGCGGGCCTTCTGTACGTGCCCCGCCTTCACTCTGCCCAGCCCCAGTATCTGTGCCCTGCTTTTCAGCAGCGGCGTTGTGAGCAGCGCTACGAGGTTGTCCCGCGCCGTGCTTCCAGCTGGAAACAGCGCAGCCAGGATCGCCCGCGTGTTGCTGCCAGAAACGACGCTGATGCTGTCCTTGCCTGCCAAGCCCCAGTATGCCGCGGTGCGTTTGTCGTCGAAGGCCACGAGTTCGCCGAGGTCGGTTTGCTCCAGCAGCTCGTCGCCAGTGATGCTCTCGCGCGGCACGTTTTGATCCGCCTTGTTCATCGCTGCTGCTATGACGCCTGGCGTTAGCTGCGGGTAGTCTTTTATTGCGTTCCACAGAATCGCATAGTTCACATCAGCCTCCTACAATAGCCCTCTGCTCAGGCCATTCCATGTACTGTTCGTTCCTCACATCCTGTCTCTTCTGTGTTTTGTGGTGAAAGATCATGCAGTTTCCAGGCGCTGCGCCGGACAGGTGCTCTGCTACATTGATACGTTCGTGTATGCGCCCCTCACATCTTAAGTGCCTTCTAAACAACCTGATATGCCATTCGTAAGTATGGTCTCCAATTGGCTTGTTGTCGATCAGGTTATGCCTGCGGATGGCCACAGCATCACAGGTCAACGGCGGGTTTTCCAAGAAGCGCTCTAGCCAACCCTTTAATTCGGGCGACAACGACTCGTCTCCATCCAGCCACAGTGCCCAGGGCTGCGTAACCTGCTCCAGCCCAGCGTTTCTGGCTGCGGCAAAGTCATGGTCGAGGTCGTGTGTAACTACCGTCGCCCCGTGTGCTAATGCAATGGCCTTCGTGCCATCCGTGCTACTCGCATCTACTACAATGACCATCTCTGAAACATATGGCTTGACCTGCGCCAGTAGTTTCGGCAAGAGTTCCTGTTCATCCTTCACCAGCATGTGTAGTGCTATCATTGTTTCCTCTGGAATGCGGCTATCCCAATGTCGGGTTCTAGCCTGGCTCGTCTCCAATTTGGATTGTTAACCAGCGCCTCGTTTACAGCCTGTGCTACAGAAGCCATGCCCATATCGTGGAACACAACGTAGCCGCCCACCTTGACCCATTTCAAGAAGCCGCAATCACTTCGTACTGTTTCATAATCGTGTCCCCCATCTATGAATATGAGGCCCACTGGCTCCCATTCTAGCTTCACTGCTTCTCGGCTGTCCATTTGGTAGACATCAATCTTGTTTCGCCAAGGCGCGACGTTTATCTCGAATGTCACGCGGGCGGGTATTCTCTTCTCTGGCGGTGTATCAGTAGGGTCAGTCAGAAGGAAGTCGTCGATGCAGATGATTTTCTTCGCTACGGGGGCCATCGCTACTGTAGATCCACCCTTGAAGCTACCGATTTCTAAAACTACCTTGTCCCTCGCGTAGCGCTCAAGAACCCCTGCCACCTCCATGCTTATCAATGCCCCAAGTCTCTCTAGTCGCTTCATTGTACTCGCTCGAAAACCGCCGCGTGAGGCAACTCCTGCGGAATGTTCTTCCATTCCGGGTTGTCGGTCATCATTTCTTTTATGACCCGCGCTACAGGCTTTCGGTTAATGTCGTGGAATATGACGTGTCCACCGATCCTAACCCATTTCGCAAAGCCACAATCACTTCTGACTGTCTCGTAGTCATGCCCACCGTCTATGAACAAAAGACCAATTGGTTCCCAATCTAGCTTTACTGCTTCTAAGGTGTTCATTTCGTAGACCTCAATCTTGTCTCGCCACGGTGCAACGTTCTTTTCAAAGACGGCACGGGTATCTGGCTTTTCCTCTGGCGGTATTATGCGCCTTTTGTCGTCGTAATGGCGCTCTTCCAATCCTATGAGGAAGTAGTCAATGCAGATGAGCCGCTTCGCCGCAGGTGCCATTGCTACAGTGGAGCGCCCCATGAAGCAACCGATTTCTAAGACAACTTCATCCTTCGCGTAGTGCTCAAGAACTTTCCCTTCAGGTCCATCAAGCCAGCCAGGGATGTCCGCTATTCGGTTCACATCATCTCCCCTCTAACTACTTTCCCATCGTGCCGCACCCAAGGCTTGGGATGCCATACCTCATCAATCATGTTTCCCTTACGCGCCTTTTGCCGTGCGTCAGTGGCCCTCATGCCTTGATCCAGGCTATGCACCTTGACCCACAGGTATCTGCGCTTTGCCCCGTAGTAATGTGCGCCATACACAAAGTCCTCTAACATATCGTGCCAGCGGTCTCTGCGCCTCATCCTCGCGTTCGGCCCAAAGTCCTTGGGGTAGTACACTGTCGGCACTGAGAACAAAACTAACGGAGCTACCCCCAGCATCGCCTTCAGGATTAGCTCTACCTCATGTCGCCTGTAATCCTGAAGTATAGATTGGGAAATGCAGGCATCTGCTTCCAAGTTCAGCTTGTCCACTTCCCACAACGGCTGTTCAATGAGGTTTATGGGCAGCCCTTCTAACTTCTTGGCGGTTTCATCCAGCTTGCCTGGCTCCACGATCCCCGTAACCTCGTACCCCTGCTTGCACAGGTAGGCGTAGAGCACCCCTTCCCCCACCCCCACGTCAATCCCTTTTGATACGTTTCCTCTTGGTTGTGGTACATCCAGCGCATGGTCTCAATGACGTAATCCCAGTCAGGGAGCCTCCAAACGCCCCCTAAAGGGCTCATCTCCTCTTTGGCTACTGGAATCGGCCAGTTGTACCGCTCATCTGCGAAATCCACCATTCCCGTATGGTTGGTGAACATCACGGGACACCCTGCGGCCATCGCCTCTCTTGGCGGTACGCCGAACCCCTCTCCCTTAGACGGGAACACGTAAACGTCAATCGTGTTCACAAGCCATGAACGCAGCTTGGGGTGCAGCCAGTCTTTGTCGATGATCTTGATGCGCCTATCTGCTCGCTGAGGTACGTGCTCTTGCTGAGCAAAGCCAAACACCCCTAGCCGTGTCTTTAGTTGTAGTTGTACATCTTGCTCTGTAGGAAAAGCCTTCTGAAAAGCCTCAATGAGCTCCAGGGGGCTCTTCCGTCCTGTTAAGGTGCCGTGCATCCCAAAGGTAAAGGGACGCTTCCTGACCTGTTTCTTCTTTGCCACGTAGTAGTACGGGTTTACCGCCAGCGGTAGAACCTTGATAGGCGCTTTCACGAACTTGCCGAACACTTTCTTTGAGTGCTCACTAGGTACGATGAGCATATCCAGGCAGGTACAGTCATGCCGCCACTCTGGAAGGTTCTCCAGCGGGTCGTCCGACTCGTACATCGTAATCCCGATTTTGTACGGCGTCGGCAGTTTCCTAAACTCTCCCGCCGTAGCCATGCAGATACCTACCTTGCACGGGGCAGTATGCGACGCTCGCAGCATCGTTACAGTCTCGTTCTGCAACCCATACAAGCTCGCAAACCAGCAGGCCGCAACCTGCATGTGCAACCCATTACGCGCCAAAGCCAAGACCATGCTTTCGGCAGCCGTAGCATACCCGTCCGCCAGAGAAAAGGGACTCATCCAGAAGATGTGCATACCGTCCGGCTCTTTCCAGAGTTTATTCCCCATGTCCTCTGGGTGCCGAACATCCACCTTTCTCATACGCCAAAGTCGCATCCCAGCTTCCTGAGATACTTCCGTCCACTCGCCAAGCGGCAAGATTGCACCGCTCAGCGAGTCAACTTGTATTCGGCCAGTGCGGTTACGCACTTCCATCAGGCCCGCCGCTCACGGCCTCTGCTGTGATTCAGCAAGCCCCGACTGTCAAAGAAATCCTGCATACGCTCGTACAGCGCGGTCCTTTTAGCAAACTCATCATCTGATACTGGTCGAAAGGTTGGATTCTGATTCACGCGCACTTGGTATTCGATGGCAATCTGAGCCGCTTCCTTTTTGATCCGTAAGTACGGCAAGATAGCCTTCAGAAACCGTATATGACTACTTGCTGGACAACGCCATACCTGCGTTACTTTATGGCGGCTATGCTTATAAATCTTGCCCCCATATTCCTCCAATAGCTCATCCATGATTGGACACGGCGGATTCTGTGCGATTATCACTTGGACTTGGTATGTGAAATCCCGCACCAGCTCCTTGTTCTTTAGCCGAACAATGCTTACGCTTCCGTCAGCATCGAAGAATCCAGCCAAGTATGTCAGATCGAGTTGTGTGAACATTGCCCCCCCAATTTTTTTATTTAGTTGTTGCTAGGCCGCGATAGACAGTGTGCTGAACAGTTGCGGAACCACGAGCTTCTTCGCATACCTTGTGCGCACATTTCTACTCCACTTGTCTGTGTTCAGGCCCCTCAGTAGCGATGTCGCTGTCATACGGCAGATACTCCGCGTACACCTTCGGCATTGGAGTCAAAGGTATATATGGAGCAAAGACGTAGCCAGTATCGACCACCGAAGTTGGGTAGCAGCCCATGATGGCGCGGTCCTGGTTGATGTATGAAGTGAGATACACGTCCCAGTAGCCAGTCAGCCTGCCGACATTCTCTACACCCATCTTGAAGGCATCGAACGGCTGGTTGCGTGGTGCGGGCACAAAGTCCTGCATCTTGCGGATGAACCGTACAAACCGGCGTCCTGCAACAATCCAGTCTGCCCTGCGGAACCGCTGTGCGTAGATCAGGTCTTCAGCGTCGATCAAGGCATGGCCCAGCGTCTCGTAGTAGCTCTTGTCCGGCCATGTGGTCGTGTTCGTCCAGGTCCAGTTCACGTTACCACATGCCGCCCACAGCAGGATCTCGGCCAGAATGATCTGGTCGATTTCGTGCAGGATTTCGAGCGACATTTGCGTGATCAGTGCGCTTTCGATGTCGATGTTCAGCGCGCCCCTGGCGTCCTCTTCCACTTCCTGTGACCATGACGCACCAAGAATCTTCTTGTCAGCCTCTACGGTCTGCTTGACAATCTGCATCTTGACACGCTTGGGCACGGCGTTCTCTTCGGACTGCGCGTAGTCTGAGTCAGGCGTTACAAGGTTCGTATTGCTTGCATCCTCACGCAGAAAGTCCTGGTAGAACACCTGCATCACCCCAGCCGAACTCATGGGCATGGGCTGAACAGACGCGATCTTGAAGGCAACCAGATTCGGCCAAACCTTCCTGATGATCGGCAACGCATACGTCACCGGAAGCTGCACGTCCGTGGTCTTCGTAGCCTCAATTGCCGCGTACTTCCTGGTATGAAGCTGCTGATTCTCGAACAGCATCGCCATAGCGCCCCAATGCTTTTCGTCAATTGGGGTCAGCTTCTGCTTCTCGGTGCCTTCCAAGAGCCACTGCCACTTGTCGATTAGCGCCCCGATGTACTTTCGCCTTTCGGTAGCCCAGTCGTCGTAGGTGTCGTTGCGCCCCAGTACGAATTCCGATCCAAATCTCTCCATATTTCTTCCTCCTATACACAGCGGTCCAAGATCGTCTTGGCCTCTTCAGACAGCTTGATCTC